CGCCGGGACTGTGCTTTCCGCTGTCGGCCAACTCTCACGCGGCCAGCAACAGCAGGACTGGGGCGAATGGCAGGCCGAGCAGGCGCGGGCTGATGCCCAGGCGGCGCGCGAGGAAGGCGAAGTCAGGAGTGAACGCATCAGGAGACTCGGCCGGCGTCAGCAATCAGAAGCGCGTGCGGCGCTGGCGGCATCAGGCGTGGAAACGGGCGCCGGGACGGCCGTGGTGATCGACCGCCAGATCGGCCGGGATGCCGAAGCCGATGCGGAACAGGAGCGCCTAGCCGGACTGCGCCGCGGGGCGCGCTACGAGCAGGAAGGCGAAGCCGCCAGCATTCAGGGGCGCAACGCCGCCACCGGCAGCATGTTGGCCGCCGGCGCCACGCTGGCAACCGGATGGCGGCCGAGCCGGATACGCATCAACAGTAACGACCCGACCAATTACAGGGATTCGTGACATGAGGATACCCGTCGGCAATTTTGGCAATGTGATTGCCCCGGTCGCGCCATCCGGCAGGAACATCGGGCATGGTCCGCTGGTGGGCGATGCCCTGGTCTCGGCCGGAAACATGCTGTCCGTCGAGGCGCGGCAACTCGAGGCCGAGGAAAAGCAGCGCCAGAAGGAAGAAGAAGCCAAGCGCAGGGAAGCGGAGCGCATCAGGGCGAACCTGGTCATGGCGCAGACAAAGAACGCCCTGGCCGAACTGCATGATGAGATCGAGACGGGCATTGGCGATGGCACGATAGACAAGACCGTCGCCATCAAGACGCACGGCGAACGGTCGAAGAAACTCATGGAAGACGCTGTGCGCAGCGTGTCGCCGGATTGGAGCGACCAGGTAACGGCCCTGCTCACGGATGACATGGGTCGCGCCGAGCGTGGCATGCGCAAGGTTGTGCGCGCTAAGGACCAGCAAGACATTCAGGCCGGCATCGGCAGTTACATGGAGCAGATGCAGCGCTATGCCGGCAGGGGCGAGCTGGAACGGCAGGAGGCCATGCGCAACGTCGAAGCCTTCCTGCAATCCGCCGGGCCGCAGGCTGGCATGAAGGCCCAGGACATCGCCAAGCAGGTGCAGGCTTTCAAGGAGGGGGTCACGCTGAACTGGCTGGATATGGCCATCAGCCAGAACGCCAAGAGCAGCAAGGCGCTGGCGCAGATTCAAAAGGACATCGCCGGAGACAAATTCCCGGAACTTGACCCTTCGAAGCGTACCTTCCTCGAAAACAAGATCATGGCCAAGCAGCAGCACTTGCTGCATGTGTCCGAAGTTGCGGAGCGGCGCCGCATGACGCAACTGGAACGCGGCGAACGCCGGCTGGCCTGGTACGTCGAGAACGGCATGGAGATACCGCCGCAGGAACTGGCTGCCTTCGACAAGGCCAGCAAGGGCACGCCATTCGAAGGCACCGTGCAGATGGTCATGGCCGAGCAGAAGGCCGTCGCCGATTTCTCGAGGCTGTCGCCAAACGACATGATGGCCAAGCTCAACGAGCTGAAAACCAGCTATGGCGCCACGCCGTCCAAGGAACAGGCCACCCACCTGGCCAAGATCGGCAGGTTCGTGGACAACAGCATCAAACTGCTGCGCGAGTCTCCGCTGACTTTCGCCACCCAGCGCGAAGGGGCGGTGGTGCAGCCGCTCGACTTCGCCAAGCCGCAGGAATGGGAATCGAATCTCGCCGCGCGCACCGGCATCCTGCTCGAGCAGTCGAAGCGCAACGGCACTACTCCGAAGGGGCTATTTCCGCAGGAAGCGGCCATGCTGTCGAAGGCGCTCAAGGACGCCAGGCCGGACCAGGCCGCCGAAATGCTGGCGACCCTGCGCCGCGGCTTCGGCGACGACAAGGTGTTCCGCGCCACCATGCAGCAGATCGCGCCGGACAATCCTGTCGTCGCCAATGCCGGAATCTTCGCAGCCCGCGGCCTGGAAAGCACCAAGGACAGGGCTGTGGCCGATCTGATCCTGCGCGGCAATGCATTGCTGCGCCCCGACACCAAGGAAGACGGCAAGCCGGCCGGCGGAAAGCTGCTGCCCATGCCGAAGGAAGAAGACATGCAGCGCGGATTCGCCAGCTACGAGCGCAACGCTTACGCCGGCAAGGAACAGACGCGCAACGTCGCCTATCAGACGGCGAAGGCCATCTATGCCGCCAAGGCAAGCGAACAGGGGGATTACTCTGGCGATCTGAAAAGCAGGCGCTGGGCCGAGGCCATGAGCATGGCGACAGGAAAGGTCGAGTCCCACAAGGGCAGCCATATCGTGATGCCCTACGGGATGGACTACGGCACCTTCAAGGATGGCTTGAAAACACGCAGCATTGCCCTGATCGCTTCCGGCCAACTTCCCGCCGGATTCACGCCGGAGAAACTGCGCGACCTTCCGCTTGAGAATGCCGGCGACGGCAAGTTTTTCTTCCGCGTCGGCGATGGCTACTTGGCCGGCAAGGATGGCCGCCCTGTGCTGATCGACTTCAATCAATGAGCTTCGATCTGTACCGCGAGGAAGTGGACAACAGGCTGGCCAGCCTGCGGCCCGTGAGAGAGCCTGAGCCGGGCATGTTCGACAATTTCCTGCGCGGCAGCGGTCAGGTGGCCATGCAGACTTTCGCCAAGGCGGGCCGTGCCGCCAGCTTGGCTGCAGCGCCGTTGGCGATGGCCCTGGAGAAGTCGCCAAACTCGACCGAGCTGCAGGACAAGTTCTTCAAGGCGCACGACGAAATCTTCGGGCGGGCCGTCGATTACTGGACACCGAAGCCGACCGAAGTCGGCGCGGCCGGCCAGATCGTCGGGCAACTGCTCGGCACCTTGCCGATGGTGATGGCTTCGCCGGTCCTGACCGTTGCCCAGACCCAGCTATCCACTGGCGAGGATCTGGTACGCAAAGGCGTTGATGCGGACAAAGCGCAAGCGGTCGGCGCCGTGCAGGCCGCCGGCCTCGGCTTAGGGATATGGGTGCCCATCCTCGGCCAGACGCTTACGCAGCGCGTCCTGATGGGCGGGGCAGGCTTCAATGTGGCGCAAGGTCTCGCAACCCGTGCCGCATCGGCCAAACTGCTGGAAGGCACGCCGGGGGCGGACGAATTCAAGACGTTCGACCCTACAGCGATGACCCTTGACGTGCTGCTTGGGGCCGCCTTCGGCGGCATCGCCCACATCAACCCGAGGATGCGCGCCGAGGGCGAAAGATGGCATGCCAAGCTGGCCGAGTGGGGGAAAGGTCTCAAGCCTTCCGAAGTCGACGCCCTGGCGACCCTGCGCCAAGCGCAGCACTTGAATGCCGATAGCCTGCCCGGAAAGCCGGTGGACGTTGAGGACGTTAACGCCCACGTCGCCAGGATGCGGCAGGCACTCGATGATCTGGCGAACGACAGGCCGGTGAACGTCGAAGACATGCCGGCAGGGCGGTTCGAACTGGACGCGGCGAGGCAGGCCGAGGAGGAACGGATTGTCAATGCCATGCGTGATGAAGCGCAGGCCATAGGCGCGGCTTACGACACGGTGTTGGCAAAGCCTTTCGGCCCGGTCGATGACCCGATTGTGCGAATGACCCCTGAACAGATCGGTGATGTCCATATCGAACGCGGGCCGGTCTGGAAGAAGGGCGAAGCCGACATCGACATGGGAAATTACGGCCTCGTCAAGATCATCTGGAAGCATGGCGAGAAATCGGCCAAGGCGTCAGGGATTCAGGTTGCACGCAGCGACGTGACGCGGCTCCCTGAAGTGCTGCGTGACTACCTGCCCATCCGCGACGAGATGCAGGCGGACGGCAAGCGCAAACTCGAGTGGCAAGTGCAGCGCGATGACGGCAAGAAGGTATTGTATGTAGTCAGCGGATTTGCTGACGGCGACAGGCTGCAGCACGTCGTAAGCATTTTCGTCAATGACGGATCGAATCCGCGCATCGCGGCGAAAACACTTTCAGAAAAGGCAAACCGCCTTCCTGAGTCTCCCGGCGGAACTTCCAGGGTCCGTCCCGCTGCAGCGGGCGCCGGGGATACCAACCAGGGTTCTTTCTCGGTCGAACGCACTGGCGGTCAAGAGGGCGGTTCAGGAGTCAATATACACCAGACTGGCATGGAAGCGCAATCGCCTATCGCCTCCGCTGCTGCCCGTTTTGCCGCCGAGCACCCAAACATGCCCATTGTCATCGGCAGGAATGCCGATGGATCGGACATCACCACCACGCCGCGTCAATGGCTTGACGATGCGGAAACGGATTTCATGCGCGCCCAGGAGGACGCAAAGCTGTTCGAGGTAGCCGCCGGCTGCCTGTTTGGGGGTGGAAGATGAGCTACAGGGATTGCGTCCTGCGGGTGGCACAGGCCGCCGGCCGGCAACTGACGGACGATGAAGTCAGGGGCATCTACGAGCGCGTGCACAAGGCCGCGCTGGACATCAAGGCAGGGCGTGCCGAAGCGAAAACCGGCGACATCTTCGACAACATCGTCCAACAGGCCGCCAGGCGTGCTGCCGATGATCTGATTCATGAGGCCGCCATCAAGCAGAAGCAGGCGCATCTGCAGGTCGCCGCCTTGTCGTCAAGGGCTGCAGACGCAGACGCCAACATCGCCGCCGGATTGAAGCCGCTGGAGGCGGTCGAAAAAACCATCGTGCGCGACTATTCCGGCCGTTCCCATGTGGAAAGCCTGGAACAGCGCGTAACAGGGCATCAAGCCTATTTCCGTTCGAAGCTGCTGCAAGCATGGGATGCGCTTGGCAATGACTGGCTGGGCTTCTGGCAATCGAACGACAAATTGTTGACGCTGGTGCGCGAACTGCGCGGCGAGAATACCGGCGATGCCTTGGCGGCGCGTGGGGCGAAAGCCTTCCATGACGCCGCCGAGGAAGCGCGGCAGGTAATCAACCAAGGCGGCGGCGATGTCGGCAAGCGCGATGATTGGGGCATGCCGCAGCATCATTCGCAGGTCAAGGTCGCCTCTGCCGGCCGCGATGCCTGGGTGGAGGCCATCCTGCCGAAACTCGACCGCAGCCGCTATACCGATGACCTTGGCCAGCCGTGGGACGATGCCAGGATGCGCGAGTTTCTCGGCAAGGCATGGGACACCATTGCCACCAACGGCCACGCCAACACCGAACCAGGGAAATTTTCCGGCATCGGGAAGAAAGCGAACCGCCACGCCGAGAGTCGGCAGATTCATTTCAAGGATGCCAAGAGCGTAATCGAATATTGGGGCCAGTTTGGCGAGCGCACCGTAGCTGAAATCCTGCTCGGCCATATCGACACGATGGCGCGCGACATTGCCTTCATCGAGCATTTTGGGCCGAACCCTGACATTACCTTTCGCACCCTGCGCGACCGCGCCCTGAAAGCGGCAACCATTGCCGAGCCGACAAAGACCAGCAGCCTTGAGGGGCAGGCCGTCAAGCTCGACATCCTGTACGACTATGCCGCCGGCAGGATCAAGCCGACAGCCAATGCCACGCTATCGAATGCCGCCGATGCCATTGCGCACCTGAACACCGCCGGCAAGCTGGGCGGCGCTGCGCTGGCGTCGCTGTTCGGCGACAAGCCGATGATGGAAGCGGTAAGCCACCTGAACAATCTGCCGATGATGCAGCGGTGGCGCACCGAGCTGGCCGTGCTGAATCCGGCGAACGCGGCCGACCGCCGGCTGCTGCAACAGCAAGGGCTGATGCTGGACAGAGTGCGCAGTGGCTTGGCGCGCTTCTATGAGGGCCTGGGGCAGACCGGCTTCACCGGCAAGCTGGCCAACGCTGTCATGCGCGTTACCGGCATGAACGCCATCAACGACTTCCGCAAGGGGGCATTCGGCGCTTCGCTCATGAGCGCCATCGGCGACCAGATTGCCGCAGGCAGGGGATTTTCCGATCTGGACGGGGCCGACATCCGCACCCTGAAAAACTACGGCATCACCGAGGCGGACTGGCAAGTCTGGCAGCAGGCCAAATTGCAGGACTTGGGCCACGGCAACAAGACCGCCCTGACGCCGGAGGCAATCAGCCGCATCGAAGGCATCGACGCCGATGCCAAGCGCAACGCCATCGTCAAGTTGCTCGGTGCCGTCAATTCCGAAGCTGATTTCGCCATCGTAACGCCTGGCTGGAAGGAGCGCGCCGCCTTCTACGGTGACTTGCAGCGCGGCACGGTCAAGGGGGAAATTGCTCGCTCTGTGCTGCAATTCAAATCCTTCCCCTGGGCGATGTTTCACCGCATGGGGGATGCCGTGGCGAACAAGGACACGCCAGTCAGCAAGGCGGCAATGACGGCTTATCTGGTGACGGCGACCACGCTTGCCGGTGCCATGCTCATACAAACGCGGGAAATGCTCTCCGGCAAGGATCCGCGCGACATGCTTTCACCTGAGCATGCCTGGAAGTTCTGGCCCGCGGCATTCCTGCAGGGCGGGGCGCTCGGCATGTATGGCGACTTCCTCTATTCGGTCAATCAGACTCGTTACGGCTCCGGGCCGGTCGAGGCGCTGGCCGGGCCGACAGTCGGCCCGTTGCTCGAAATGGGACTGGTGCAACCCCTCACCGCCGCAAAGAAGGCAATGGAGGGCAAGGAAACGCACCTTTGGGCGCAAACATTGCAGGATGCGAAAGGCTTTGTGCCGGGCGGGAACATCTGGTACGCAAAGGCCGCCATTGACCACCTAATCTGGCAGCAGGCGATGGAGGCGCTTTCTCCGGGCTATCTGTCGCACATTCGCAGCAAGACGGCGAAGGAATACGGGCAGGACTGGTGGTGGACACCCGGCGAAACCCTGCCGGACAGGGCGCCGAACCTCGGCGCGGCGATAGGAGAGTGACATGGCAATCAGCAAGGATCAGGAAGAAAAGTTGCGCGCCATTCAGGACAAGGCGGTGGATCACGCCATCGAGGAACTGAATGCCGCCGACGAGCTGGGCATCGAAAGCCGGGAAGACCGGGGCGACCGCTATTTCCTGACCAAGATGGCCAAGGAGTCGCTCACCGTCGCGGCCAAGATCGAGGGCTTCATCATGCTGCGCACGCGGGAAGGCCGGTTCAACCTTGACCCGGACGAGGAAAAGGAGGCCGTCGACCGCATGATCAAGCGGGCGCGCGGCGAGGTCGACGCCATCCTCAAGCGGGCGAAGGACGGCACGCCCGCCAGGTGAAATGTCCGAGCCGGTCAGTTACCCGGTTTTCTTCCATCTGTGGGCGGAATATCAGGGATGGGATGTCCCGGATTTCCACTACACGATGGCCGACTGGCTGGAGAACCGCGGCGACCTTGGCGTCCTGAAGGTGTTCCGCGGGGCGGCCAAGTCGACGCACCTAGCCGTCTACAACGCCTGGCGCTACTACCGCAACCCGCAATATCGCATCTTGCACCAGGGCGACCAGGACGGCACGGCCTACAAGACGGCTCGAGACACCAAGCACGTCCTCATGCATCACCCGCTCACGCGCAATATCGTGGGTATCGAAGGGGAGATTTCCTTCTGGTGGGTGCCGGGCGCGACCGACCAGCGCAACCCGTCCATGCAGGCGGCCGGCATCCTGTCCAACATCACGTCATCCCGTGCCGATGAAATCCAGAATGACGACGTGGAAGTGCCGCGCAACATCGCCACGCCCGAGGCCCGCGAGAAGCTGCGCTACCGCCTGGGCGAGCAGATTCACATTCTCGTGCCCGGTGGCCGGCGCCTGTTCGTCGGCACGCCGCATACGCATGATTCCATCTATGACGAGCAGGGCAGGCTGGGGGCCGACGTGCTGAGAATCCCGCTTTTCCAACATGAGCACCGCATCGAGAATGCAACCAGGGCGCGCTACAAGCTGCCATTCAGGCCGGAATACGTCTTTGCCGGCATCGGCGAATTTGCCGCCCTGTTGAAGCCGGGCCTCGATTACAGGGTGGAGGGCAATGAACTGGTCTTTGCCAAACCGCCCGCCCGCGTGGTCGATTGCTATGCGGGCTGCGCCTGGCCGGAACGCTTCACGCCGGAAGAAATGGCCAAGCGCCGCCGGCAATGCCGCACCCTGAACGAGTGGGACAGTCAATATCAGCTCCACAGCAAGCCGGTATCCGAAGTTCGCCTCAACCCTGACAGGATCATCCGCTATGCGGTCGAACCGGAGATCCGGCGGGCAAATGGTGCCGTGTCCATGTGGCTCGGGAAGGCCCGCATTGCCGGCATGGCCTGCCGCTGGGACCCGTCATCCGGCAAGCTGAAAAGCGACGTTTCGGCCGTGGCGATGGTGCTGCAGGACGAACATGGTTGCCGCTATCTGCACCGCACGCCCAGGCTGACCGGCGACGTGGCCGAGTTCGCCGAGGACGGCAAGACCATCACCGGCGGGCAGGTATGGCAATTGTGCGACTTGATCGAGCAATATGCCGTTCCGCGCGTGGTGGTGGAAACCAACGGCATCGGCGCCTTCGCCCCGGCCGTGCTGAAAGCCTGCCTGAAGCAGCGCAAGCTGCTGTGCGGCGTGAAGGAGGAACAAGCCGTCATCAACAAGAATCGCCGCATCCTGGAAGCCTACGAGGGCATCCTGACATCGAACATGCTTTGGGCGCATGCCGACGTGCTCGACGGCCCGTTCTTCGATCAGTTGCGCGATTTCAATCCGGCGGTGGCGAACCAGTCGGACGACTACATAGACGCCGGGGCCGGCGCCATCACAGACACACCGGAGCGCCTGCGCACCGTGCCGGATCGTGCATTGGCCGAACGCGGCGGCGGAGACTGGCGCCCGGATGGCGGCGTGCATGAGGTTGAAGTCGAGTTTTAACCTAGAAATAGGGAAGAATGCCCCCCTCATGGTGAAAAACTAGCGCGAATAATCGCGCGGAGGTTTTTGCCATGCCCGTCACCGAACAGACGCCGGTCAATTCCTCGACCGGCAACGGCGTCACCACGGTTTTCCCCTACACATTCAAGATTCTTGCCGCGGCTGATCTGCTGGTGCAGGTCGATGGCGTCACCAAGACGCTGACGACAGACTATTCGGTGAGCGGGGTGGGCGTCGATGGCGGCGGCAATGTGACATTCGTCTCGGCGCCAGCCAACGGAACGACCGTCGTTCGTGCGCGCGACATGGCCATCGAACGGACGACGGATTACCAGGAGAACGGAGATCTGCCGGCGGCCACGCTGGACGATGACATTGACCGCGCCGTCATGATCATGCAGCAGGTCAATGAACGCGCCTCCCGCGGAGTTGTCTTTCCGCTTGGCTCGACTGGCATCAGCACGGAATTGCCTGTACCGGAAGCCGACAAGATGCTCGGATGGAATGCGGCCGGGACTGCGCTTGAAAACAAGGATGTTCAAGCTCTTGGCGCGGTGGACGTCAATACCTTGATCAAGCGCGACGGCAGCAACGGCATGACCGGCGCCCTCAACACCGCCCGCGCCACGGTCGCCAGCCACGCCACGACCGCCGACATCTGGGGCGCCGCCGGAAACGAGATCGACTTCACCGGCACGGCGACGGTGACGGACTTCCCCGACGCGCCACAGGCCGGGGCCTCGCGCATCCTGCATTGCGCCGCTGCATGTACCTTCACCAACAACGCCAACATCGCCGTTCAGGGGGCAGCGAACTACACCGCCGCCGCCGGCGATATTGTGACGGTCCACGCCATCACGACTTCGACGTTCAGAATTGAGATTGCGAAGGCGAACGGGACGGGGATCGTCAGCGTCAAGGACTTTGGTGCGGTTGGTGATGGGGCAACTGATGATACAGCGTCGATTCAGGCGGCGATTAATGCTGTCAAAGCAAACGGCGGTGGTTCTGTAATGATTCCAAATGGAACCTACAAGATCAGTTCCGCCCTTGTAATTGATTCTTCGAATGTTCGTATTATCGGCAATGGTATCGCGTCGAAGATCAAAACCTATTCCCAAACGGCTCATGTTTTCACGGTTGCCGCATCCGGTGGTGGGGAAATTGCCAATATCATATTCCGCGATTTCTCGATTTGGGCGTCTGTAATCAAAACTGCTGGAGCAGCATTTAATTGTACGAAAGCTGCGCGCTGCGAATGGTCAAGGGTGTTTATCGGCACACCTGAAGATTTGGGTGCGGCTGGCGAGAACCGTCTGTACAACGGAATCGACCTTAACCAGTTCGATTACTGTGTCGTTTCTGCATGTCACATCATTACGAGTAATGAAGGCGTGGCCTGCAACGGTAGCGCTAGTAGCACGTTCGGCGTTGGTCTTTGGTTCAACAATGGTACGAAAATTCAATCGCAATCCACCGGAGCAGGAGTTCATATTGGTGGTGGAGCTGGGGGCGTCTGTTTCGGCGATGTTGACATCATCGACAACCGTTACAACGTGCGAATCAGCACGAATCGCCAACCTGGAGTTCAGAACCGCGAGGTCTTTTTTGGAGCCACATGCGCGCTTGACTCGGCAAAGCAACAAGGGGTTCTAGTTGAGTCGAATTCGATTGCGCATCTTGATTTCACCGGCACCTGGCTGGCGTCAGCAGGGGTGCAGGACTCGCTTTGTCACGGCTTGGATATTCAAGTCCCAAATCCGAATCTTGTTCTGAAATGTAGCGGCGTTCGGGTTTTCAATAACCGAGGCGGTGGCATTGCGGCAAGCGCTGGTGATTTGACTATAACCGGATGCGTTTTCTATAGCAATGGCAACGGCGACGCGGTGACAGTCGGAAACGGATACGGCAATGGCTTATGGATTCCGAATACCGCAGTGTCAGCACTTCGCGTCACAGGATGCAAGTTTGACAACAATGGCAGAGCAGCCGCTTCCGCTGGTTACGGACTCAAACTCGTCAATGGTGTTCCAGTTTTCAATGTCTCCCACAATACTTTCTATTCAAACGCACAAGGTTCTTTTTACTGTAACGACACGCAAAGCGCATATCGGATAATCCGTGACAACATCGGTTATGTCACACGCTCAAGAGGGGACGCAACTATTACCGCTGGTAACGGTTCTGTTACGGTAACTCATGGACTGGTGTCCAACAGAGCAGTACGTGTCAATGTGACTGGCCTTGGCTCGATTCCTGAAGCCTTGTTTTACACAACCGTGCCGAATTCAACGAGTTTTGATATCCGACTTGGAACCAATGCGACCAGAAACAACGATTTCCAATGGGAAGCGTACAACATATAAGGTGCCGCTATGTGGGAACACTACTGCCAGGTTGAGCATAGCGAAATGATGATTGGGCACGGTGAGCAGTGCTCGTGGTGTGGCGCGACCGATCCGTCCCATTACCAGCACGAAGAAACCGAAACAAACGAATTCTTGGTTACCAATGACTCTCAGCCAACGTTACGAGCCGGTACGGCATCGGCGGTGTGAGCGCCGCGGCGGCGCCGAGGCGCTCGATCATGCCGGACAGGTCGAATCGCCGGTTGAAGCGGTACGCG